ATGAACTCAAGAAGCGATATGAGAATGAGATAGAGGACCGCACCAAGAAGATGATAATGGATTGCGTCCCCGGAGCCTTGAGTCAGCTTAAAACCCTCTCAGAAGGCGCTGAGAGCGAGTCTGTGAGACTTGGAGCTGTTAAAGATATACTGGACAGGGCTGGCCTCAAACCGACTGAGAAAGTCCAAACAGAAATTTCCCATGTGGAGACTGCATCTACTGATGAGTTAAAGAGAGAACTGGAGGCCTTAACCGGGTCTAGTTCCATATCGGAAATTCCAGAACTGGTAAACTGATGCCAATCAAAAAAGTAAAGGGTGGTTGGAGTTTCGGTGGTGGGGTGCATAAGACTTTAGCATCCTGTAAAAGAGCATACAAGGCTTATCTGGCTAAGAAAAACAGCAAGCGGGGTTGAAGTATCTGAGCAAAGATATAGAAAGAGCGCATACAAGAGCAGAGTTAGAACAAGCGGTAGAAATAGCTAGAGAGATCAGGCAGAGGGAGAGGTTCAACAAGATTGATTTCTATGATCCCTACCCTTACCAGCTAGCGTTTCACGAAACCGGCGCAGATTGTAATCAGCGACTACTGATGGCAGCTAACCGAATAGGAAAGTCCTATTGCGGAGCGGCGGAGGTAGCTTACCACCTTACCGGCTTATACCCGAAGTGGTGGAGGGGGCGTAGATACACGCAACCTATTACAGCTTGGTGTGGTGGCGTATCGAATGAAACAACCCGTGATATTGTACAGGCGGAGTTATTGGGTTCCCCGGATGACCCGGAAGCCTTCGGTTCAGGCGCAGTGCCTAAAAAAACAATAATCAAAACTGAACGCAAGCCCGGTGTACCTAACGCCAAATCAGTAGCGCTGGTGAGGCACGTTAGCGGTGGGAACTCTTCTTTATTCTTCAAAGCCTATGAGATGGGTGTTGAGAAATGGCAGGGCCGCTCTGTTGACTGTGTGTGGTTAGATGAAGAGCCAAGCAGGGAACTGTACTCACAGGCCGTAACTAGGACGTTGGACAGGAGGGGGATGGTTTACATGACCTTCACCCCTGAAAACGGGATGACTGAAACGGTTGCCTCGTTTATGAACCGGATACAACCGGGGCAATCTCTAACCAACGCGACATGGGATGATGCGTCAGAGAAGATATTATCCATGAAAGGGGAGAGGGGCCATCTCTCTGAGTCTGTAATGACCCAGATTCTCTCAGCATACTCCCCGCATGAGAGGGAAATGCGGCGATACGGAAGACCCTCGATAGGCTCCGGCCTTGTCTTCCCTATCTCAGAAGAAGATATAATGATTGAGCCAATAAAGTTAGAAGATCATTGGCCTAGAATAGCTGCAATAGATTTTGGTTGGGATCACCCAACAGCAATGGTTTGGTGCGCTGTAGACAAAGAGAGTGAAACATTTTACATCTACGATTGTTACAGAGCCTCCAAAGCGAGTCCAGCGGTTCATGCGACCAACATTAAAACGAGGCCGCATTTTATTCCCATAGCCTACCCGCATGACGGAAATCGCAGGGATAGCATGGGAAACCCCGGATTAGCTGACCAGTACAGGAACTTAGGATGTAATTTCCTGCTGGAGCATTTTACCAATCCCCCGGCATTAGGGGCTAACAAGGGGTCAAACTCAATAGAAGAGGGTTTGATGGCTATGTTGCAAAGTATAGAAGCCGGTAAGTTTAAGGTATTCAATACTCTGGGAGATTGGTTTGAGGAGTTTAGGATGTATCACAGAAAAGATGGAAAGGTGGTTCCTTTGAGGGATGACCTTTTGAGTGCGACTCGATATGCGTTTCAATCCCAGCGTCATGCTTTAGCAGGGGAAGACCCCTCATGGACAGCAGACGTAGAATATAGGAACTATGGAATAGTTTAATGGCAAAAGAAAAAATCACCGAAGAAGAACTGATCACTAGAATCCGTAGCGAGGTTACAGGTTCTCTAGGTTATATGGGGGATACTATATCCCAGCAAAGAGAACAGGCTATGAAGTATTACTATGGACTTCCATTTGGTAATGAGGTGGATGGACGAAGCCAGTATGTAGATACTACTGTTCAAGATACTATAGAGTGGATCAAACCTTCATTAATGCGCGTATTTGCATCCGGGGATGAGATGGTTAAATTTTCTCCTCACGGCCCAGAAGACGTAAAGATGGCTGAACAGGCTACAGATTATGTTAATTATGTTTTTACAAAAGACAATCCGGGTTGGGAGATATTATACTCTTGGTTCACGGATGCTCTTTTATCTAAGAATGGAATCGTAAAGGTCTGGTGGGATGAATACGAGAGTGAGGAAAGGGAGGAGTATAGAAACCTAGATGAAGATGGTTTAATGGTTCTTATCTCTGATGACGAAGTTGAGGTTGTTGAACATACTCAACATCAGCTAGAAGGAGAACCGCCATACCATGATCTAGTTATTAAACGAAAGAGTTATGACGGAAGAATAAAGATAGAGAATGTTCCGCCATCAGAGTTTTTAATATCCAGAGAGTCCAAGAACATACAGGACGCAAGATTCGTATGTCATAGAGTTCTAAAGACTTTATCTGAACTTAGAGAAATGTACCCAGATGAAGATTTAGGACCAGAGGATTTAGGCGGTGCTGGAGATAATATGACGGCATTTTCTGGAGAAAGGCTTGAAAGATTTGCTTATGATAAATCTGCTGAATATTGGGAAGGTTGGGGCGACTCCGGCATGGAGGAGGAAGAAGGTTTAAGAGAATACTGGTTATTTGAATCCTTCCTTAAAACGGATTACGATGGCGATGGGATCACAGAATTAAGAAAGGTCTGTAGCGTTGGAAATAAAATTCTAGCAAACGATGCAATTGATAAGATTCCATTCGTATCATTAACCCCTGTTAAGATACCGCATAAATTCTTTGGGTTATCTGTTGCAGACCTTGTTATGGACCTTCAGCTAATAAAGAGTACCATGATGAGAAATCTCATGGACAATATGTACAACCAGAACTTTGGTAGATATGCAGTCCTTGAGGGTCAAGCGAATTTAGATGACTTGCTTACACAACGTCCCGGCGGGGTGGTCAGAGTAAAATCCCCCAACGCTGTTACCCCTCTGGCTACTCCCGCCCTTGAACCCTATACATTCCAGATGCTGGAATATATTGACAGTGTTAGGGAATCAAGAGCCGGCGTTTCACGAATGTCTCAGGGAATGAATGATAATGCGCTCACATCACATACGACAGCCACTGCTGTCAACGCTGTTATGGGAGCCGCGCAAAGCCGAGTCGAATTGATAGCTAGGAATTTCGCAGAGACAGGTGTTAAAGACTTGATGATATGTATATACGAATTGTTATATAAGAATCAGGACAGGGAGCGCATGGTTAGGTTGCGTAATGAGTGGATTCCGGTAAGGCCCGATGTCTGGAAAGACAAGTACGACTGCTCAGTAAGTGTAGCCCTTGGAAGTGGTAATAAAGATCAGCAAATGGCCCATCTATCCCAGATGCTCTCCTTTGCTGGAGAGGCGATGAAGGGTGGGCTGCCAATTGTTAATGCTCAGAATATGTATAATTTGGGAGCGGCTCTTGTAAGAGCTATGGGATTTCAGAATGTCGATGACTTCCTGACAAACCCGGCAACCGTTCCACCGAAACAGGAAGGTCCGTCACCAGAAGAGCAAGCGCAGCAAATGGAAATGCAACTTAAAGAAAAAGAGTTGGAGATAAAGGCTGCTGATATTCAGGTTAAGATGCAGAAGATTCAGCAGGAGGCCCAGAAGGATGCAGTTGATGCACAACTTAAAGCTGCCGAATTAAACTTAGAGGCTCAACAGAATAGGCCCGTAGCAATAGGAAACACATGACACCAGAAGAAAGGGGGCGTAGAGCGCGTTCCCTAATAGAAGACCCGCTCTTAAACGAAGCATTTGACACACTGAAAGAAGATTTAATGAACCGTTGGAATCACAGTGGTTCAACAGATTTGGAGGCCAGAGAATCTATCTGGCTTGCAATGAGACTGCTTGATCGGATTCATGGTCATATAAACTCCATAGTAGAAACTGGACACATGGCTAAGATAATGGACAAGCAACACCCACACATCTGATAAAGGAATAAAAATTATGGCGGATACGCAAACTGCCCCGCAAGTACCGGCTGGATTACAGCCACCCACCGCGCCAGGAGGAAGTATAGCCGAGGCGCAAGAAGCATTACTCAGCCTATTGGAACCTGAAGAGGAAAAGCCTGAAACTGAGGAAGCTCAACCCACCGAAGAAGAAGAGTCTCAACCCGTAGAGGAAGACGAATCATTGGAAGAGGAACCCGAAGAGGAAGAAGAGCCGGAAGGTGAAGAAGAATCTGAGGAAACCGATGCTGAAGAAGAGGAACTTTATACCGTAAAAGTCGATGGGGCTGAACGGGAAGTAAACCTTGATGAACTTCTTAGCGGCTATAGCCGGCAATCGGATTATACCAAAAAGACGCAACAATTAGCGCAAGAGCGTCAGCAAATGGGGCAACTGCAACAGCAGTGGCAACAGGAGATGATAGCGGCACAAACTGAGCGTCAGCAGTACATAGATGCACTTGGACAAGTTGTTAATCAGTCTATGACAGGACTTGAGGAATACGCCAACATTGATTGGGAAACATTGAAGGAAGATGACCCGATAGCTTATGTTACTAGGCGTGATGAGTTCAGAGAGGCGCAGGAAAATGTAAGGGCGATGCAGGGGCAACAGGCTTATGCCATGCAACAGCAAGAAGCAGAAATGCAGAATGCCATACAATACCGCACCAGAGAAGAAATGGGAATGCTGGTTGAGAAAGTTCCTGAGTGGAAAGATAAGGAAACCCGTCAAGAGTTGACAAAGAACCTTAGAGAGTACGCCACGGGACAGGGATTCTCTCCAGAAGAAATATCTTCTCTAATAGATCACAGGTCTCTTATAGTTCTTATGAAAGCGCAGAAGTATGATGCTATGCAGAATACAGATGTGAAATCAAAAAAGCTGAAAAACAAACCCAAGGTAGTTAGAGCCGGGTCTCCAAAAGATAGGAAGTCCGGGGATAAAGCAAAACGTACTGCACAAATGAAACGTCTCCAACAGTCAGGCCACGTTGATGATGCGGTTAGTCTGTTTGAGGATTTTGTAGAACTTTAACAAAGGAGGGAAAAGCTATGGCTGTTCCTACAAATACTAGGGAAACCTTTAGTGCTATCGGCATTAGAGAAGACCTGAGTAATATTATATACAATTTAAGCCCTACGGATACGCCGTTTCTAAATGGTGTAGGTAGGGGTTCCTGTGACAACACGACCTTTGAATGGCAGACAGATGAGTTATCGTCAACCGCCGCTAATAGGCAGATAGAGGGTAATGACTATGCCAGTACGGCTGCAACAGAGCCGAGGCGTTTGAGTAATTATACCCAAATATCGGCCACACAGGTCCAAAGTTCAGGAACTGCGGAAGCAGTCGATTTTGCGGGTAGAAAGTCAACCCAAGCATATCAACTCGCCAAGCGCGCTAAGGAAATGAAGCGTGATATGGAAACTATGCTGCTTGACGGTACGGCTAAGGTTGCGGGTTCTTCTGGTACTGCCAGAGAGAGCGCATCTTTCTGTACTTGGATTGGTACTAGCAGCACTTCAACGTCTCCAATCATAGCCGCATCTACTGGCGCGGGTCTTGCTAACAGTGGTAGTTCAACCTACCCAGATGGTACGACAAGTGCCGGTTCTGGTGGCGCAAGCACGACCATGACCCTTGCTATGGTAAACGAATGCGTTTCCCGTATCTGGGACTTGGGCGGCACACCTGACATAATGATGTGTACTGGCACCATTAAAGGAACTGTAAGTTCTAGTTCTGTTGGTGGTGGCGTTGTTGCGACTCCCCGTGGAGATATCAAGGGCAAAGACTCGATCACTGCTGTTAATTCAGTAGATGTTCTGGTTACTGACTTTGGTACGTTTAAGGTTGTGCCTAATCGCTTTATGCCGTCAGGGCAGTGTGATTTTATTGATTACGATCTGTGGTCGGTTGATTATTTACGCCCCTTCCGTACAGAATCTCTCGCCAAGTCTGGTGATAGTGTGAAGCAACTTTTGATTGCTGAGTATGGTTTACGAGCGAAGAATGGTCTTGGCAACGGTCAGATCAAGAGCGCAAAGTAAGAACAGGTTTAGCCCCCTTCGGGGGGCTTTGCCCTTAAAGGAACAAGCATGGTTTCCAAGAAAGATTTGAAAAAGGCTATAAA